CCGGGAGTGATTTAAGAGTGCCAGATACCCTCCCCGCCCCCCTCTCCCTCCAATCTTAACAAAAAGGGGAAGTGGGAGTCAAGTCGGCTAGTAAAGGCCCAATCCTTAAAAAACTCAAAAAAAAAAAAGAAGAGGGAATATATAATTAATATATGTATGTGCGTTGCGCCGTGTGTCCTCCCTAGGGGACATATACCTCCCCCATCCCTTAGACCAGAGAGAGAGGGGGGGAGGGAGAGGGAGGTAAATATATTTCCGTGAGCCTTATCAGAGATTCAGGCGCACAGCTAGAATGCAGGATTCGCAGAATATGTCAAGGAATGGCACGAATGAATCTGAAAGGCGCACAGCTACATGATGCGCGCGCAGCGGCCCAGAGGTGGGCCAGAGGTCGGTGGGAGGTGTTAGTCGGAGTGCCTGGCAAGGAATTCGCGGATCGCATCTTCGATGATGCTGGAAACGCTGGCGGAGTGTTTGGCGGAGTATTCTACCAAGTCGCGCCAGAGTTGTTCATCTCTGGCGTAGATGGTTCGATTCGCAGTCTTGCGCTGAGGTATATGGGCTGGGCGTGGCATGATGTTCTGTCCTTTCGGAATGCAGAGTCGGGAGAGATGTTGCCGCACCTCTCCCGAATGTCAGAGACTACTCGTCTGAGTCGTCGTCCCAGTCGATGCCGAGAGTGCTGGACGCCAGCTCGCGTGCAGCCTCTTCGGTGTATTTCTTGGAACTCATGAGAACCTTGAACATCTCTTCAAGGCGGAGCTGTTCATCGTTCTCAATCGTCGGCTTCTTGATTCCCAGTGCGTCGAGCTGTGCCGTCAGCTCCTTTGCACGCGCATTCGCCTTACGCTGTGCATTGCGGAATTTCACGACTTCCGAATCCGACGGCATGTCATTCGCCGCCTTCACTTCTCCGATGTTCTCATACGTCTCATACGAGAACTGGAACGTCAAAGGCGAATCGAGCTTCTGCTTGTATGCCTTGACCGCCGTTGCCTTGCCACTCTTGGATTTCATACATTCTCCGAATCGTTTTGGCTGATACCGTCAGCCGCGGATGGCGCCGTGATTCAGACGCAATCTTGGTCGGTGTGGCTTCTGGCTCTTACGTCTCGCGACTGGCCTATCCAACCGACCTGATGATTATGGCAGGTGCAAGGATGAGAGTCAATGGGTCGGATGAAGTTTTCTGAAAATACTTCAGAATCCGAGAACCGTCGAAAGGGGTTGACACGGGCACAGCCACTGTGCTAGGGTGGGGGTAGTATACATGGTTACTATTCGACCTGGGGGTCGAGACACTAGGCATGTGTATCATATCTATGGCAACTACTAGCCCTAGTGGTGGGGGACGGGGTACACCCCTGTATCTTGTGGCTTGACAAAGTAGTCAGGGCGGCTTGCCTGAAATCAAATCTCGAATGAAGATTGTGTATATTTTAGAGTCTCATATATCAGTTCCATAGTATGAAAGTGTATCCGATCAAGACACCGATCGGATCGGGCTAAGTGTAAGAAACAGAAGGACTTAGAGGACTTGACTTTTCCGAGGAACGCGAGTATCGTCAATCCATGACGACTAAGAAACAAGCGGTAGAGAGGATACTGTCCTCGACTCTGAGTGACAAGATTAGACACTCGATAGTAGGAAGACTTAAAATACTTAAGGATAAAGGATGTTGGATCATCAATGATAACTGGGATCACTACGCTGGTAATGGATTACATCGAAAGATATTTGAAGCATTCAATGGGGAAGTAGGAAGTAATAGATGCATATGTCATAAATGTGATCGACCTGGATGTATCAATCCAGATCATCTATTCAAAGGAACTAACAGAGATAATACAAGTGATGCTATTAAGAAGGGAAGACGATATGAGAATACTCCAACTAGTTTGAAGTATTCAAAGGAACTGAGAAAACTGAGACAAAGAGATAGGTGGAATCAGTTAGATCGATTTGCTAGGTGATGAGATGCCAATAGGAATTGTTTCAGATTCAGATTTCGAATTAGAACTCTCCAAACTAAGTAAGACTCAGAATAAGAAGGTTCCATCTTCTGAATCGGTTCCATCTGCACAGGTTATTGAAACTCCATCTCGTGGCCTGATACAAGAAGTTCCGAATAGGGGAAGGAAAGAAGGTGACAATAATGTACCTGATTCCTTGAGGAATCTTCTAGCTGAAGAACATCTCTTGAATGGACGGAATGAGGCTCTTTCATTAGCTAAAGACTTCGGTATCAGTTCGAGTAGTGTGAGTGCGTATGCAAAGGGTGCAACGAGTACAACTACATACAACGAACCGAAGCCGAGTATACTAAATCATATAAGGAAGTCAAGAGATCGAGCTATCAAACGAGCCTCTCGAAGTTTGAATGGTGCTCTCTCAGCAATTACTCAAGAGAAATTAGATAATACTGATGCGAAGGACTTAGCTGTAATCGCTAAGAACATGTCAGGGATTATCAAGGATCTTCTCCCCGAAGATCAATCATCCAATCAGTCCAGTCAATTCAATTCAGGTCCACAGTTCGTAATCTTCGCACCACAATTCAGGAAAGAAGAGTCATTCGATGTGATCGAAGTTTCCGAGTAGTTGAGACTCATTACATTGGATATGCCGTCTCCCTCAGATACAGGAGATTCACATGCCGATTCAATTCAGGCCACGATACAAAGATCCATTCTCTCCAGTCCTTCTGAGTGATGCACCTCCTGTTCCTGTAGCTGATGAGAGAAAGAGTCTCATCATGGATGTATTGAATGTGGCGTGTTCTGATAGTAGATTTGCTCAGAAGGCATACGCGGCGATCACATTCATCCTATCAGCTCCTAAGTCAGTCCTTCCAGTAGTCGCAACACTCACTCCATCATCGGCTGAGATAGGCGATCCATCATTCACTCTGCATGTCCATGGCACGGGATTCAAGTCAGGTGATTCCATCGTATTCAATGGTGGAATTGAACCTACTGTATTCGTGAGTTCAACTGAGCTAACTACTGGAGTGAATATGGATACGGTAAGTGGTCCATTTACTGTACCTGTAATGATTCAGACTGCTGACGGTTCATTGTCTAACAGTATGGACTTTTCATTCACTGATGGCTCTGCTCCTGTGGGATTAGGAAGTAAATCAGTTAGTCCCAAGGTTCCGCCTACTAAAGAATTCAAGAAGCAGGATATTCTAGTTGATTCAGAGCATACTATCGGATCAAGTAAAGAGAAGAAATAATGCCTATTCAATTACTTCCACTCGGTCCTCCTACTCTGATGTTGGCAAATCAGATCTATGCTTTGCCGGCAGTCAAGTGTACTCTATTCACTGATGCGGCTTCACCAACTATCACTCAATCCAATACATCCACCTTTACATTGAATTCAGCTGTGACATTGACTGGTGGTGCGGCTGTAGTGGGAGGTGGATTCATACGCGCGACGGCGGACACATTAGTTGTATTGAAACGAGACTAATATGCCAAAAGAAGAAAAGGTAGGAATAGGACCAACTAAAAAGAAATTAGATGAATTCGGTAGGCGTGTGGGTCCAACTCGTATGTCTCCTTCACGTAGACAATATCATAAAGAGAATGATTCGATGAACAATTATAGGAAAGCCTATGTTGAAGAATCACCTCAATATGGTGACATCGATCTACCCGCGCATGGGCCGATGACTACTGGATTCGGTCGCATCAACTTGGAAGAAAAGAAAAAGAGAAGGAACTAGAAGATGGGATTCATGTCAGGACTTGGCAAGGCACTAATGGCTCCCATCAAGGCTACTAATAAAGTAGCTAATAAGATTCCGGGAGTCAAGCAGACTGTAGGAGTCATGAATAAGATTCCTGGAATGCAGACTGCTAATAAGTTCAATCCAATGATGTCAGGCCTGGGTAATCAGAATAAGCCACCTATTGCAGGAGGAGGAATAGGCCCATCACCTCAGATGACTCCTACTAATATGCCGGTAAATGCACCAGCACAGAGAATGCCTGAATTACCACAGGGTCAAGGTGGTGATACGATGGGTGGATATAGTGGTCCTCCTCCTCAGATTCAAACACTCGGATCAATGGGTGGTGGAGGAATGCCCGGAGGTATTGGACCACAACAGAATATGTTGCAGCAACTGATGCAGAAGAGACAGATGGGACAGTTAGGTGGACCACGAGGAATGCCTCAATAGATCAGATTGATTAGAATGACTGATATCATTATTCCTAAATTAACTGCAAGGAATCCGAATGAATGGAAGCCAGAGCCGAAACAGGGTCTATTCCTATCAATTCCAACTAGTATAAAGGAAGGATTCTATGGAGGAGGAGCAGGTTCAGGAAAATCGGATGTTCTCCTACTGTATGGAATTGTACATCGATGGCATGAGCATCCGAAATTCAAGCAAGTTTTTCTCAGGAGAACTTTTCCTGAACTCAGAAATGAAATTATACCAAGGAGTAGAGAACTTTATCGAAAATTTGGAGCAACTCTTAATAAGACAGAGATGTGTTGGACTTTTCCACGTGAAGATCAGTATGGAACAGGTACCAGCACAAAATATGGACCACATAATGAAGGATCAATGATCTTTCTTGGACACTGTGAGAATGAAGATGATGTGCATAACTATGATACGATGCAGATCAATCTATTCACCCCTGATGAGTTAACTTCAATCACTGAATGGATCTACCTCTACATTGGCTTTCAGCGTGTCCGGTCACCTGTTCCAGAACTTCCCTCGATCATTCGAGCAGCAGGAATGCCGGGAGGTATTGGACATACATGGACTTACAAGAGATTCATTAAGCCCTATCCAAAAGGCGGCAAGATAATAGTCGGACGTGGTGGCAACAAACGGATTTACATTCATTCGACCCTTGAAGATAATACGCACATCGATCCTACGTACAAACAGTCTCTTTTAGGTATCACTATCGATGCTGAGAGGAAGGCTAAACTGTATGGAGATTGGGATGCGTATCAGGGGCAGGTATTCGATGAATTCCGTGACAGGAAATTCGAGGATGAACCAGATAACGCGATCCATGTAGTTGAGTCATTTGAGATTCCTACGTGGTGGCCGCGAATAGTAATAGGAGACTGGGGATTCCGTGCGATGACATGGATTGGATATGCAGCAATATCACCTAATAGACGCGTATTCATCTACAGAGAGCAACACTGGGTTAAGACAAAGATCGCTGAATGGGCGCCACACGTTAAACTGTATATCGACAAGGAAAACCCAAGACTCATTAGGTTCTGTAAGTCAGCAGGACAGGATCGTGGACAAGAACACACAATTCAGCAACAGATTGAAGAGGAACTCGGATATTCAATCGAACTAAGTAATAATAGTCCAGGAAGTCGAATAGCTGGGAAGATTCTAATCCATGAATATCTTCGATGGCAGCCAAAGTTAGTCAATCCAACTGAAGTAGTTCCATACGATGAAGAGTATGCCATGTGGATCATGAGAAATCGTGGCATGACTGAGTACAAAAGTTACTTAAATTCATTCAATCCCACTGAACCAGAGAAAAATTTACCGAAACTTCAGATCTTTCGAGATGCGTGTCCCATCTTGATAGAGGCAATCAAGGCATGTAGTTACGATAAACCAAAGGGAAACAAAGTAGCTGAAGATATTGCAGAATTTGAAGGTGATGACCCCATCGATGGGCTGAGATATCTGGTCGATGCAGCGGAATCATTCTTCGATGAATCAAATGAAGAGTTCAAACGGGTTGAAAAACAGGAACATCTGATCCAACAGTTGAATTCAAGTAATGATTGGACTGCATTTTATCGGAATATGCACAAAGTAGAAGTGGATTCTGATGAAAATATTCAGCCAATCAGGAGATACAGACACTAATTCCTCGAAATAAGTACACGCCTTGGGCGTGCGTGTGATTACAATATTAGGAGACAGAATGATTAAGAGAATTCTTGAGAAATGGTTCAATCTAGAGCCGGTTAGGTGTGAGTCCTGTGAGGTTCTACGTAGCCTACTCGAAGAGAGTACACGCGAACGTCGGGATCTCTTGACCAGAGCACTTAATCCTCCTCAGGTTGAACCACTTGTCCAGACTTCTACGGAAGAATTGAAACCAGTTGGCAATACATTCATTCCTTGGCGTGTAAGACAGCAGATGTTGGAAGCTGAGGACAGGAAGAAGTTCCAACTAATGCAAGAGAAGGAAAAAGAGATAGCTGATTTAGAGAAAGAATTGGATCTATCGATGGATCCAAATAAGAAACTGAAGACTCAGACTAATGCCGGCTAAATCAGCTAAACAGTATCGATTCATGCAAGCAATTGCACATGGATCATCTAGTAAGACTGGAATCGGTCCATCTGAATCAGTCGCGCGTGAATTCATCGAGAAGACTCCAGCGAAGAAACGTAAGGATTGGAGTAAGAAGTGATTACTCTCTTGATTCTCTTGGTAGTTCTTGGCGTGGGATTGTATTTGATAGAAGCGTATGTCCCAATGAGTCCTCCTATCAAGACAATCATTCGAGTAGTTATAGTTCTGTTCATTGTGATCTGGCTCTTGAGATTCTTCGGAATCACTGACTCTTCTTTTCGTTTAAGATAGGATCAGATCATGGGTTTTTGGAAGGGTCTTGGCAAAGTTCTACTGAAAGCTGCACCAATCGCGGCATCATTTATACCTGGAGTCGGCCCATTAGCTGCTATGGCTATAGGTGCTGGTACTGGTGCTCTATCCAAGAAATTAGAAGGCGGATCTCTAAAGGATTCACTCATTTCTGGTGGCATTGGTGCAGCTAGTGGATTCGGTGCAGGACAAGTAGCTAAAGGACTTGGACCATCTACTAGTCTATTAGGTAAGATTGGATCAGGTGCTAAGACTATGCTAGGTGGTGGAGCAGCAGGTACAGGTAAGCTAGGAAATATACTCAATATTGCTAGTCAAGGTATGAGTATGATTCCTCAAGGTGGCGGGAATCCACAGGGTGGTGGAATCGGTCCATCACAAGTTCCACAAATGGCAGGACAGACAGCTGTTCCACGAGCACCAACAGTCAGGCAGCCTAATCTGATGAGTTCGATTACACGTGGTAGGCAGATGGTTAACCCATCATATCAACCCTCGTATTAGTCTAAGAGATTAATTAATGACTTTTCAATTAGGTGATGATTGCAAAAACTGCGGATTTCCGGTATTGGAAGAGAATGCTGTTTATTCAGGTACAAAACTTAGAACTTGGTGTAATACTTGTCATAAAGAACGACAGGAAAAATATAATCGTACAAGATTTGAAACTCCTGAATATATTAGAAACAATAATTTAAAGACAAGACATGGTATTACAGCAGAAGAATATGATAAAAAGTTATTACTGCAACTAAGGGGTTGTGCAATTTGTAAACAATTATGTAAAACTGGTAGAAATCTGGCTGTAGATCACAATCATAAGACTGGTGCCCATCGAGATTTGTTATGTCAAAGATGTAATGTAGTTCTTGGATTAATAAATGACGATGAATTGTTGTTATTCGATATGATGGATTACTTGAAGCGTCATTTAGTTGAGGAGGCATCGTGAAAGAACTAGATGACGAGACAAAAAGATCTTTAAAAACTATAGTGGACCACTTCGATGATGAAGATCGAGGTGTACGTGATCGTCAGATCAAACAGTGGCGTCGATTGAAGTTACTGTGGGAAAATATTCAGCACACTTACTACTCTGAGGTAGCACATGACTGGCGGATTCCAGAGAATGAAAGAGCTGGCGAAGATTCTGATCAAGGATACTACGACAAACCAGTCAATGTCTATCGTGCCTATCTCGAATCTATTATTGCTGCTCTGTCTGTTACTGTGCCTCCTATTACCTGCTATCCGGATGATGCTGACAACCCATTAGATATCGCCACAGCTAAGGCAGGAGATAAGATCGCTGAACTGGTTTTCAAGCACAACAATGCTCCTCTTCTTTGGCTTCACTCTCTGTTCATTCATTGCACTGAAGGAATGATTGCGATGTATTCCTATCCTAAAGAGGATGAGGAGTACGGAACATATGAGAAAAAGAAGTACGAAGAGACTGATGAGTTGCACAATATAGGAATCTGTCCTAATTGTGGAGCTGAGATGTCTGATGAAATGGCACCAGATCAAACTGGTGGAATGAATCAGACTGATGAAATGGGAAATCCTATCCTTCCAGAACCTTCACTGCAAGATCAGAGTGAAATGATTGATGGAATACTGGAAGGTCAGGAAGATTCATTCATGCCAGATGATGAATCTGTCGGAATGAATGAAATGCTTGAGGAACTCAAGGAAGTTTGTCCTCAGTGTCAAGCAACTATCCTCCCAGAAATTCAATCAAAGACAGTAACTATCACGCGCATGGTCGGAGTTACTAAACATCCGAAGTCGCGTATATGCATGGAAGTCTATGGCGGTCTATTCGTTAAAGTTCCAGTGTGGGCACGGAATCAGAAGGAATGTTCGTATCTGATCTACTCGTATGAGACTCATTTCGCTAATGTCCTCTCGAAATATCCAGAACTTCGTGATAAACTCCAACGCGGTGGTGCCACTTATGACCTCTATGAGCAGTGGGGCCGAACGTCACCGCAGTATCGCGGCGAGCATCCAGTTAATAATGTTACTGTCCGTAATTGTTGGCTTCGTCCATGCGCGTATGAAGTCTTGGAAGATGTCGAAATCATAAAAGAACTGAAAAAAGATTATCCTGATGGAGTAAAGGTTTGTGTTGTCAACGATCAGGTCTGTCATGCAGAGAATGAAGCACTTGACGATTGTTGGACAATCACTCATAATCCTCTATCCGATTACATTCATTTCGATCCTCTCGGTCTACTCCTTACTTCGGTTCAAGATATTACCAACGATCTCATCTCTCTCACACTTCAGACGATTGAACATGGAATTCCACAGACGTTTGCTGATCCGAAAGTCTTGAATTTTAATGCGTATCGTAATTCAGAAGTTGCGCCTGGTAGCATTTATCCCGCGACCCCTAAATCTGGGAAGCCGCTTGCCGAAGGATTTTATGAGGTTAAGACGGCTACATTGTCGCAAGAAGTTCTTCCGTTTGCGGAGAAAATCCAGCAGATGGGACAGATAGTCTCAGGGGCCTTACCATCACTCTTTGGTGGACAGATGTCCGGCTCTCGTACTGCAAGTGAGTACTCGATGAGTAGGGCACAGGCATTACAGCGATTGCAGACTACATGGAAGATGTTGACTTTGTGGTGGAAAGATGTATTCGGCAAAGTCATTCCCATGTACATGAAGGAAGTTCAAGAAGACGAAAAGCAAGTAAAGAAAGATGAGTTCGGAAATTTCATCAATGTCTTCATTCGTAAGTCAGAAATGGAAGGAAAGATCGGAAATGTAGAACTGGAAGCTAATGAGAATCTTCCAATCACATGGAATCAGCAAAAGGATGCCATCATGCAGTTGTTCGAGATGAACAACGAAGAAATCATGGCAACTCTTGCAAGTCCAGAGAATCTCCCATACATCAAGAAGGTCATTGGATTAAATGATTATATAATTCCAGGTGAAGATGACCGTCAAAAACAGTATGAGGAGATTCAACTCTTAATTAACTCTGAACCCATCATCATGCCACCAGATCCAATGATGGCTATGCAGGCACAACAGATGGGCCTTCCGGTGCCACCACCTCAAGAATTACCTTCTATAGAAGTGGATGCTGACGTGGATAACCACGAAATTGAGGCAGACATTTGCAGACGATGGCTTGTAAGTGATGCAGGTAGACTGTGTAAGTCAGAGAATCCAGACGGATATAAGAATGTTCTGCTCCATATGAAGATGCATAAGGACACAATTATGCAGCAACAGATGGAACAGATGCAGCAACAGATGCAAGCACAAGGAATGATGCAGCCTCCACAACAAGGTGGTGAGGCACCACCAACAAAACCCCCTAAGACTAACTCAGGGAAACCTCTAAAGGGAGAACAAAATGCACCGACTGTTCAATAACTTCTATTCACCCGATGACTCCTCTGGAAATTCAGGAGATGAGACTAATGAGACATTTGAACTTCTGAATACTGAGGAAGAACCGGAGGAAATACTCGAACTTCCTGTCAAGAAGCCTAAAGAACTTGGGACTGATGACGAAGATGATGATAAAGAAGATGATGAAAAGGAAGTAGACGAGTTAAAGGAAATTGAGGAAGAATTAGAGGGTCCATCAGAGGAAGATCTGGAGTTAATGACTCCAGTTCGCAGGAAAGAGATCCTTGCAAAATATCCGAAACTATTCAAGGATTTTCCTTATCTTGAGAAGGCATACTATCGTGAGCAACAGTTCACGGAAGTATTTCCAACTATTCAAGATGCTAAGGTCAGTTCAGAGAAGGCTCGATACTTAGATCAACTTGATGTTCAGGTAATGCAGGGTGATATCGGTGTAGTCCTTCAGGCTGTTAAGAGTGAAGACAACGAAGCATTCCTGAAGATCGCTGATAATTATCTTCCTACACTGAAGAGAGTCGATGAGCAGGCTTACTATCATGTGCTTGGTAATGTCATCAAAGACACTATCATCACGATGGTGAGAGAGGGTAGACAGTTAGGTGAACAAGGTAGTCCTCTGACGGCAGCTGCGAATATTCTGAATCAGTTCGTATTTGGTTCACAGAATTTTCAGCCACCTAAGCAGTTGAGCCGACAGACCAGACCAGAAGAACAAACGAGAGAACAGGAATATCAGCAACAGGAACAAGCCCGTGTAATGAGCACGTTTGAGACTACTCGCGACTCATTACAGACGAAGGCAGACAATGTGCTGAAATCCACGATAGATGCTCATCTTGATCCTAAAGGATCGATGACAGACTACGTGAAGAATCATGCAACGAATGAAGCCCTCCAAACATTGGAAGGGCTGATGCAGAAAGACACGAGATTCAGAGGATTGTTGGATAGACTCTGGGAGAAAGCATTCCAGAGTGGATTTGACAAGGAATCGACTGATCGAATCAAGTCCGCGTATCTGAGCAAAGCAAAAACACTGTTGCCATCAGTGATTAAAAAGGCCAGAAATGATGCTCTGAAGGGACTTGGTTCACGTTCTAATGGTTCTTCTGACAAGGAAGAAATCGAAGAAACTCAGACCACTTCTTCGTCACAGAAAAAAGGTCTCATTACGTCAGGGAAATCCACTTCCCCCAGTTCTAGTGGAAAAATACGTTCACCAAAGGACATTCCACGGGGTATGTCAACACTTGATGTGTTGATGAAAGATTAATAAGGAGTGGATCATGGCTGTAGTTGAAGCACAGGTCGCAGCACTCGAACTTGAGAAGGTCATTCCAAAAGTTCGTGTGTTGTTTGAACGTGATGATAAGTTCTACGCGAACATCAAGAAACGGGATGTGGAGAAGATCTCACACCGTCAGATGCGTGTTCCGTTGGAACTTCGTCCGGGTGGAAGTTTTCAATACTTCAATCCAGATGGTGGAGATCTGGGTCGAGGTGGTGGGCCTACGTTCGATAAGGCTGTTCTCAACTGTGTTTTCCTGAGTGAAAACATTGAGTACACCAAGTTGACTCAGTGGGCTACTGATGATGCACGTAAGGCTATCATCAATTCTGTTCGTCGTTTGACTGCTACTGCATTGGATGAGATGAGGCGTCAGCTTGAATCTCAGATGATGCAGACTGGTGATGGTGTGATTGGTGTAGTCACTACTGATACGCCGGCAGGTGGTTCAAATGTAATCACCCTCACTACTGATGGATTTGGTGCCCGATTGATGCGTTTCGGTCAGACTGTTCAAGTCTGGGATGCAGCACTCGCAATCAATCGTGGTAGTGGTACCATCACTCAGTATGATGTGGAGAATAAGACCATCTCCATCACTCCACAGATTGCTGCGGTGGCTCCTACTGATAAGATTGTGACTGCTGGTATCTCTGCTCCAGCATCACTTCCTGCACTGTATGGTGTTCCATACCATCATTCCAATGCATCCACTGGAACATGGTTGGGATTCTCACGTAGCACCACTCCAGAGATTCGAGCCAATCGTGTGAATGCAGGTTCGGCAGCATTGACACTTCCATTGCCGCGGTTGGCGATGAATAAGATTGGTAATCGTGTTGGAATGGAACACAATTTCAATCCAACAGCGTGGTTGCATCCGTGTCAGATGCAGGCATATGAGGAAATCGGTCAGTTGGTTTCCATCATACAGAAGACAGCCAAGGAAGAAGGGCTGAACATGTATTTTGGTTCTAACATGCAGTTGGCAGGAGCTGGTGTGAAGCCTTCCTTCAACTGGGACAAAACACGCATTGACTTCATTGTCGATGAAGTGTGGGGCCGTGCTGAGATTCTTCCCATCGGATTCTATACTACTGATGGAAGGAAGATCTTCGAGATCCGTGGAGCCAGTGGTGGAGTCGCTGCCGCGGAAATCTTCTACATGGTTGTGGGTATGCAGACATTCGTGTCGAATCCTGCTGCGTGCTCATACATCGATAACCTTGCTGTCCCTGTCGGCTACTAATAGTCAGAAAGGATAGAGAAAATCATGCCACTGACAGCATCCGATTGGGCTGCAATCAACCCATCGAATAACTCAGCACCCGGAACTGTAGCAAGTGCAGCTACCATCGCACCTACTACATTTCTCACGGTTCTGACGGGTAACGTGGGAATCGCTACGATTACTCCTCCTGTTCAGCACGCGCACATGCTTGCACTTCAGTTCGCAGGCACTGGTGGAGTTCTCGCTACAGGCAACATTCTTACGGCTACGGCATCAGTAGTCGGTCAGGTTATGTTGCTTGTCTACAACCCCAATATTCAGAAATACGTTCCTGTTGGGTAGTAGTTAATTCATCTCATCTGGTCGAACTGATCAGAGGTTGGAGGAGGAGAGATGATTCCAGGTACAGCGAGTAAGTTGAGTGAGAGTACTGTAGCATCAGCGGCTACAATCAATGCGAAGACAGACATTGTTGTAGTCACTGGTGCAGTTCAGATCAATACTATCACTCCGAACTTCGGTGGTGGTTTCAGTGGGTTCCTTGTATTGGTTCCCACTACTGGTCTAACTCTTGGAACATCAGGTAATATTCTCGTCGGCATCGCTGCTGCCGTGAATCGTGCTGTGTTCCTTGTGTATGTGAAGTCACTCCAGAAATGGGTGATCAACTCCGGCGTGTAAGTGTGGTGAGGACTCCCCCTAGAACACCATGTCTAGGGGGAGATTTTTATGGAAACAATTGAAACATTAAACAAACGACTAATCGAACACTTTGGGACTGATGTAGTCCTTGGATTACCTATTTTCAGAATAGTGTGGGCTAATGAACAGACTGAAATAAGACTAGTTGATATTACTGATTCAGGTATTCAATTACTTGAAGCTACGATAATGGAAGTCAAGAAATACCCATATTTGAAGGATTTATATGTTTTGGAACGACTAGTCTTGATTCCTGATATAGATCAACCATCACTTCCTGCTAGTAAGTTAAGTTATGAACCAATTTGGGCGTATCGTGGGCCTGATGGCTTACCAATAGCTCCCATCTGGAATGCTACGAAGTTCATAATTGATACTCTTTACGCGGCTTTGGGTAAATCGACACTAAAGAAATATGTCGATTCAGAGAAAAACACTACAGCAGAGGGAAAGGAACAGAGAATCAAGGAAATAAGTGATGAACTGTTCGGAGATGAGACGGAAACAGGAGATGCATTACGATACAGAGAAGGAATCGTAGTGCCTTCTAATTACGATTCAGACAAAAAAGTTCACTGAATGGGAGTAAGAGATGAGTCAAGTGGGTGAATTTCCAACAATCACTAATCCGAATCGTCGCACTATTCGGGCTGCTGTCAATCCGATGGATAAATCGACTATTGTTTCGATTCTTCCTAAGCGTATTTCTGAAAGGAAAGCTACGATTCAGCCTGGTTTTTTTGAAATACCGAGTGGAACCTTCGATTCTCCAAGTGTATTAGTAGTGGGACCATCGAGTTGGTGGAGAGAAGTAGATGAGAATCAGCCACTACTCGAAATTCCAGTCTCTAGTATCCAAATCGCTGATTCGGTGGTGCGTGATTACTGTAATGGCATTCTCGCATGTAATATGGCCGATCAACAGCCTGGATTGTTTTATATTCATGGTGAATGGACAGCTAAGGATCTGAAGAAAGAACATCCATTACTTCTCTTGGAAGCTCAGACGAAACAGAAGAAGTGGTTTTCAGAGTTGATTCGTATTGCTGACATCTTGTGGAGTAGGAGTAATGGAAATCCGCTCTCTATTTCAAGTGATGCGCGACTTGCGTGTCAGGAACTGAATATCTCGAATAAACCATGGTTGGGAGACGTTCAGACGATGGAACTCGTGCGATGTGTCGCATGTGGTTCACTGAGGAATCCATCATTCCCAATCTGTCAGACGTGCAAAGCCATTGTAGATCCGGAAATGGCTAAACAGCTCAATCTGACCTTCGCTAAGTAACATGAAGATCCATAAGACACGAAGTTTCATTCGCGTGTTTCTATGGGGTGGACATTACTTCACTTGGATTAGGAGAGACAGATGCCACATCAGGTAACAGTTACGGCGCCAACAGGTCCAGGACGTGTAGTGACTGCTGGAGTCATTCCGAATGTGACGCGTGTAGATATGGATCTACTCGATAAAACGATTCAGATCTATACTGATCCAATCACGGGAACTAACGTGAGGGAATTCGATATCAATGGTGTTACTACAATCACCATTGCAATTACGGCTGGTAATTACGCTGTAACTCTCGCTTAATCTGACTAAAGAGGAGAAAGAATGTCCACCACTTCCTTAACTGCGGCTGAAGTGATGGACCGCAGTGCAGCATTGATGAATGATCCAGATAGGACAGATTACACCTACGACGCTCAACTAGCTTATCTAAACATGGCAATTGATGAGCTGGTGGAGAGTTTAGAGGAATCTAACTCTTCACCAACTAATCAAACTTCCGCCGTGATAACGGTTCCTCTTGGAACTAATAAGATAGTATCTGCTGATACAGTTGGAACTCCAAAGTATCCAATTGATCTAGTGGAAATACAACAAATTGGTGAAAGACAATCAGGAAGTCAAGATCCATTCCTTCCACTTGGACGTAGAGACTTTCTTCAAGCATTTCCTCCTAATCAATCACTCCTGTTCTGGGTGTGGGAAGATCAAGCTATTAAATTCAATCCAAATGGTGCTCTTGCAGCTAGAGAAGTTCAATTGAGGTATGTTCGTCAAGCTATATCTCAGGCAATAGATGAAAATTCAATAATTGGAACTATTAACGCGCGGTCATTCCTCTCATACAAAACTGCTGCCTTGTGTTCAATGTTCATCGGAGAGAATCAAACTAGGGCAGGAATACTAGAGGATCAAGCAGAGAAGGCATTAGAACGACTAACTGGAATAAATAACAAGGGAAGACAACAGATTATGACTCGACATCGGCCCTTCAGAGCTGGCTATAAGTCGAGAGGGGGATACTAATGCCGGGATTGAGAGATCATGATCCTATAGTCATTGAACAGTTCGGTGGATGGTGGGATAGAGGTGACGACGAATCAGCTCCATCAGATCATTTCATTAAAGCTGAAAATGTTCAATACTTCAATTCAGGTGTTGAAACCAGAGATGCGTTAGATAAATATCAGACTCTAACGGTTCCGTTGGGTCGAATTCTACGGATTTACAACTATGTGATGCAAACTGGTCAGACTCTACTAGTTCTAACTGAAGGAGGTAAAATCTATCATGTGGTAAGTCCGAGTATAATGCATGGACCGATTCTGACCATTGCAGCGATGGAAGACTTCGGATTCGTTGCAATTAGCGGACGCGCATACATTACTCCCTTTAAGACATACGTCAATCCATTCGGTGTAAATCGCCAACTTGGAATTCAAAACGAATTTCTCTATGTCTACAAAGGGGATGGAACTCCTGCTAGGAAAGCTGCTGGACCTCCTCCTACTGGAACTGCACTAATAGCCAATTTAGGTGCGGCTGGACTGACTGATATATTCATTCATCTGATCGCAGTAGTCTACGAGACTGATACAGGCTATCTGACGGCACTTGGACCTGAAATATTTGCAAATTTGGAATTCGATGGAACTCATAAGATTGATGTGAGTAACATCCCTGTGTCAGCGAATGCGTATGTAAAGAAGAGACATCTAGTTTCAACTAAGGGAATCCCTGAATACAATGGAGATCAGAAAGGATATCAATTCTTCTTCATTCCGGGTGGAAATATTGAGAATAATGTCGATACAACTAAAACAGTCGAATTCTTCGATGCTGATCTCCTGAGTGATGCAAGTCATCTGATTGATAACTTCAGTGAGATTCCATCATGTGTAAATCTCAATACCTATCATTCCAGACTGGTGGGAGTAGGTGAATACGGTACAACTGAGACATTAAAGGACTTACCAGTTGGAATTACAGACAATCGATCCATTGCTCGTGTTTCATTTCCTGGAGAACCAGAGTCAATTAGTAAGATTGATGGATTGATTATCGCGCCACTTGATGGAAATCCTCTCACCAATGTGCAGGAATTTAGAGACGTCTTGTATCTATTCAAAGCAAGTAGGACGTTTTCATATGCAGATAATGGTGACGAGCCTTCCTCGTGGCAAGAAGAAGTCTTGGATCAAGGTGTTGGCGCTCCGGTGCATGGCATTGCTACGGTTCTTGATACTGGGGGAGTGAATGTCGATTTCCTCTTGATAACTGATTGGTCAGGTGTCATGTTATTCAATGGCGTGTATGCTAGACCAGAGATGTCATGGAAAATCGAGGATTTCTGGCTTTCATTGGATCGAAATAACTTCCACTTCATGCAAGTAGTCAATGATTCACTCAGTAAGAAAGTCTGGATTACTCTTCCTCCACCGAATCAGCACATTATGCTTCATGCAAACTATGCTGATGGAATGGATGCGAAGAACATCCGATGGGCTAAGTGGATATTTGATGTGAAAATGTCATGTATCGCACTCATCGAAACTAATAAACTGGTCCTTGGGGCCGTCGCTGAAAAGGATACAATATGAATTCAGAAGAAAGTGGAGTAGAGTATTCAGATGGAAAACCTCCATCTGTTAATTTTGTAAGACTAAAGGGTGTAATTAAAGCCCAGTCAATTCAAGCAAATGGCAACTAGATACTATCCTTCAATTAAAGCTCCTAGTGTTATTATGCATGGTCCAATGCATGGTAATTGGGGAGTTATGGGTGTAACATCTCCTACTAGTCCGGTAAGACATAGGTGGATATTACGAAAAACGAAATATACTGGAACACTGAATCAAACTGGAACTTATTTTACTTCCAATAAACAAGGAAATTATGATATAGCTCCTGATTGGACATGGACTACTCCTCCACTTCAAGCACAAACTATCTCTGGAAATCTTACTCTTATGTTTTTACTAGGAGCTGGATGGTTTGGTAAAGTATCTGGAGGAATAGATGCTCCTATTTCTGCTAAATTAAAACTTCATATTTATTTAGCAAATGGAAATACAGTTCAATATAAAGCAACTATTCTGGATAATTACATAGATACAACCGCAATAACTGTAGCATCGTTTGGATTTTGGACTCAGATTACAACTCC